TCCTACTGCTACGCCAACTGATGTAATTGTGTTGATGGGGAGTGCTACCAAAACAATTATGGTGACTAAGTTTGAGATAATACCAACAGCTACAGCCAACGGATCGTTGGATTTTTATGTGTATAAACGTACAACAGCTAATACTGGCGGTACATTTGCTACGGATGGTATAGCAAAGAATGATAGTTTAAATGTAAACCCAACAGCCACTATTAAGTTATATAGTGCTAACCCATCATCATTGGGTACAGGTGAAATTATTAGAGCAACAAGAATTACTTTAGCATCTAAAAACCCGAACGGTATTCCTGTCCAACAATGGGCAGAAGCATTTGGTACTGGCAATCAACAACCTATGGTGTTACGTGGGGTTGGTGAGTCATTAGCTATTAATTTGAATGGTCAAACAATGCCTAGTGGGGCAGAATTTTATTTTACTTTTGAATGGGTGGAGTTGTAAGGGAGCTTGCTTACTGGCTTCACTTGCTTGCTGAAGGCATGTGTATATATTTATGGGGGATAATATTATGGCGATGACACCACAACAGGCTGGGGGCGAAGCTAGGGCTAAGATACTTAGTTCGGAGCGTAAAGAAACTATTGCTGGTGAAGGGGGTGATGCAAGAGCATCGTCATTAACACCTGAAAGACGGCATGAAATAGCGGTAGAAGGCGGTAAAGCATCGCATGGTAGCCGATTTACAAAAAAGTAAGGTATAGATATAGGTTTGATGAGAACGTGGCTTAGACGTGAAATTCTTGGCTACGTTTTTTTTGTGTTGGATTTAGGGGTGTTGTGTGTTGGGTGTTGGGGTGTTTTGTGAATGGTGTGGGATGTTGGGGAAATAAGGAATTTTGTTGATTTTTAAGGCAAAACTGCAGAAATTGCACATTGAATACGAATGATTCTCATTTACAATGATTTTAGGGAAAAAACATCAAAAAACAAGGTAAAAATAGCTTTTTTAGGGTTTTTACATCAAAAATCAAAGTAAAAGGCTAATTTTTAGGGATTTTACATCACTTTTAAAATATACGTTTTAAGGCGTTTAAATAAAAAGTAATGGTATTACATAGGTAAAATGTAAAAGAGCTTTAAAACGTGTTTTTAAAGGTATATTGATAATAATCAATAAGATAGAATGATTATAGGCGTTTTGTTGATAGAGTGGAATATGGCATAGTGTCGCGTTATAACTATATAGTTTTATAGGCGTTTTAAGGTGCTTTTAAGGCGTTTTTATTGACTATCTATAGTCTAGTATTACTTTTATGTTATCGTTTAAAATCGCTCTAGGCGTTGGTATTCGTGGCGCGTAGACTGTATAGAATTTTAGACAAAAAAAAGCCGCTTTTTAGGCGGCTTATAGGGTTATGGGGTTATAAGGTTATAACTTAAAATGTTTTATTAATAAGTCTTGAATTAATCGACTTTTATTACGTTCCAATTTTAATCTATCAACTAGTATTATCGGTAAACTTACCATAATACCTTTATTTTTTAGTTCGTTTGGTATAGTTGGTCTACCTGGTAGTTGTTTATATTGTTTATCAATCATTTTACGACCTCGTTTATGTAAATTACGTCATTTTTTGAATAGCACAACATGCAATCTTTACACTTTGAATGACAATTAATATCTATATTTTCGTTACTCGGTTTTTTTGCGTGTACTGTAAAAACCTTATCAAAGTATGGGGGCAATGATTCAATTTTACCCACTCTAGGACTGCTATAAATTAATGACAAGTTAAGCGGCTTATGATGCTCACTAAAATAAGCATTAATTAAATCGGTACGCTTAGACCACAAAACAAAAAACGTTTCAGGATTATAATCGGCAATAGTACAAAAATTTTCTAAATGTTGAATGTTTATTAATTCGCCCAAACTATGAAAACGTAAAACTCTATCCATAATTACTGGTATATAGCGAATAGGTAAAGGTGCATCGGATAACAAGCTATCATTGCGTGTTATTGCAAGGTGTAAATTTGTATATTGTTTTTCTAATGTGGCGGCATAGCAAGCTTCACAAACTATTGAGAGTTCGGTGCGTTTTAAAACTTCATTACCTTTTCGCATTTTATTGCAAAAGGCGTTATTTAATACACTGGTATTGATTGAGTTGATGCCTTCAAGTTTACCGGTTTTACTGGCTTGTGTAATATGTAACACGATAGTTCTCTTTTAGTTTAAAGTTGAAAGAATGATACAAATGATGCGAATACCACCAATAAAAGCGATACTTGCAAGTCCGGATAGGATGTATATTTTATAGCTTGTATTAAGTAAATCGTTCATAGTTTTAAGCTCTTAGTAAAGTTTAGATTGATTATAAAAACCTTCGATATATAAACCCATACATTCATCAAATGATTCAAAGTCTGGATGAATACCATTATTGTTATCAGTGGTATTAAACCAGTCTAATTGAGCCTCTAAAATTATTCTTTCAAGCTCTTTCTCATAATGCTCTGGGAATGTATAACCATAACTAATAGCAAAATTAATAAATTCTAATGAATCAAAAAAAGGTTTTTCAGTATTCATTTTATAAAGTCTCTTTTATATAGTTAAGTTAATAGTGAGATTAAAATTATACAGTTTTATTAATAAAATACAATAGTTTTATTATTTATTTTTAAAGTATTTTGTATTTAATAATTATTGATGCTATATTTTGGTTATATTTTAACTTGATGGCATAGTGTAATTTTATGATTAAAAAATCGACTGTAAGCCACGCCACGCAACGGTTTTTAAAATAACACCCTATGGTAAAAGATAACCGTTGCGGCGCAAAAAACCGCGCTGGTTTACCATGTCAACGGTATAAAATGCCAAATGGTAGATGTATGATGCACGGCGGCAAATCACTCAAAACAAACCAGCACGCAAAAAAAGAGGGCGCAATGTATAGTAAATTCATGAGTGAAGAAGATCAGGCAATAGCTAATCTTGCAGAAGATAGACTGGGTAAACTTGATAGTGAAATAAAAACCGCGCGCGTGCAACTAGCAAGGGCGATAAAAGAACAAGCAAACGGCGGCACAAAAGATTATGATTTTATAATTGATAGGGCGCTGGCGCGTATAGGTAATCTTGAAAAAACCAGAAAAGAACTATTGCACGACGATAGTCAAGACAATGTATTGACCATTATTGGCGGCTTGCCTGACTAGGTTACATTGTATTTTTGACGGTATAAATGACGGTATATTTTTATTTTAAAACTTAACATTCCAGTAAAACCGCACCTTGTAGACTATCATTCTATTGATAGGGTATCCTTATAATGTCAAAAGAGCTTTATTTGCCCACGTTCCATGATGGACAATTAGCTGCATATAATAACCGTTCACGGTTCACTGTTTTACGTTGCGGCAGGCGATGGGGTAAAACCGACTTGCTAAAAATACTTGCCGGTAACTATTCGGCAAAAGGTTTAAACATCGGTATTTTTGCGCCTGATTATAGAATATTACGTGAAGTCTATAACGAACTTTTAGACATGTTATCGCCTATAGTCAAAAATGCTAGTAAAACCGAGGGGGTTATAAGAACGGAAACGGGCGGCAGAATAGATTTCTGGTCATTAGAAAATGAACGTGCAGGACGTTCAAGAAAGTACAATCATGTTTTTATTGATGAAGCGGCATTTGCAAAAGATAATACAATGGCGGATATATGGGAACGTGCCATAAAACCAACATTACTAGATATGAAGGGTAGCGCTTGGGTGTTTTCAACGCCTGATGGCATAAATGAAGCAAACTGGTTTTATCGCATTTGTACTGATAAAAGTCTGGGTTTTACCGAGTTCCATGCTCCAAGCGCAACTAATCCCTATTTGCCAGCCAGCGAACTGCTAAAACTCGAAGCTGAAAATCATCCGGCAGTATACCGGCAAGAATACCTGGCAGAGTTCGTAGACTGGTCAGGAGAGTGCTTTTTCAATCTTGAAAACCTGCTAGTTGATGGCAATGGTTATATTTACGATAATATACCAACCTATACAGTATTTGCAGTCGTTGATAGTGCCGTAAAATCTGGCAGCCAGCACGATGGCACGGCGGTTTTATATTGTGCTATCAACAAACACTATGGCACGCCATTATTGATCCTAGATTATGACATTATACAAATAGATGGCGCACTGCTTGAAACGTGGTTACCAACTGTATACGAAAACCTCGAAGCGCTATCAATACAATATAAAGCTAGAATGGGCAGTGCTGGCGTTTTTATCGAAGATAAAGCTAGTGGTATGATTTTATTGCAACAAGCTCTTAGGCGTGGCTGGAACGCAACTGCAATTGATTCCAAGCTAACAAGCGTGGGTAAAGATGAACGGGCGTTATCTGTATCCGGTTATGTATATCGTGGAATGGTAAAGTTAACAGAGCAAGCTTATAACCGACAAGTTACTTTTAAAGGCGTATCACGGAATCATTTATTATCACAAGTGCTATCATTTAGACCTGGTGATAAAGATGCTTATAAGCGGGCAGATGACCTTTTAGACGTTTTTAGTTATGGGATAGCTATAGCTTTGGGTAATGATGCCGGATTTTAAAATAATATGATATATTACGTTAACAACGTCATAAAGGCAGGATAAGGAATAATGTCAACTCTTGAAATAGGCGGCACTGCATTAGATAGCCCATTACAACAATTACTTATGGCGGATTTTATCCAGCCAGGTAGTGAACCAAGCTATCAATTGTGTAAAACAATATATACCTATCATCCGATGGGTAAAAAGTTAATTGATGCACCCATATCATTGGCGTTATCAAAAGCCCGAGAAATATCCGTTCCAGATAGTCCAGAAGATTTAGTTACAGAATCATTTGAACGTCAATGGAAGTTGATGAAGTGCGATAAGTATATTGAAAATGTTGCTAGACTTGCCGCCATCTATGGTGTTGCTACATTAGCGTATGATGTTACCGGAATTAATCCTGATACTGATTTGCCTTATAAGCGTTCAGATATTATCCCACCAGATCGTTTGCATGAACTGGAAATAATATTCCATACTTTTGATCCAATGAATACCGCTGGGTCATTAGTGCTAGACCAAAATCCTGCATCAAAAACATTTCAAACACCCGTTTCTGTTTCGGTAGCTGGCGAAGCTTATCATCCGTCACGCTGTTTAGTGGTGATGAATGAAGACCCTATATACATTCAATTTACCAGCTCTGCTTTTGGTTTTGTAGGTAGAAGTAAATATCAACGTGCCTTGTTTCCTCTAAAATCATTTATCAGATCAATGATTACCGATGATTTAGTTCAGGATAAAGCTGGTTTGCTAGTCGCCAAGATGAAACAAGCTGGTTCTATTGTTGACAACATAATGAGCAAAGCCGCCAACATAAAACGCCAAGTATTGAGAGATGCTAGAACAGGTAATGTGTTTAGTATGGGCTTGGAAGAATCTGTTGAATCAATAAACCTTACAAATATTGAAGGTGCGGTATCAATTACCCGTAAAAACATCATTACCAACATTGCCACAGCCGCAGAAACGCCAGCGCAGTTATTGACGCAAGATAGTTTTGCTGAAGGTTTTGGTGAAGGCACAGAAGATGCTAAAGCAATTGCACAGTTTATAGATCGTGTGCGTATGGACATGGAAGAGGTATTTGAATTCATGACTAAAATTGTGCAACGCAAAGCATGGACTCCAGATTTTTACGCAACGCTACAACAACAAATGCCAGCAGAATATGGTGCTATAGACTATATGACTGCGTTTTATCGTTGGGCGAATAGTTTTATAGCAGAATTTCCTGATTTAATAGATGAACGTAAAGAAACTATATTAAATTCTGAAAAAGTAAAGTTAGATGGTATACAGGGTATAGTTGATAAATTAGTAGATCATCTTGACCCACAAAACAA